TTATTATTATATACCTAAAAAAAGGGATTACAACCGTTTTTTTCAAGTTTTTTTCAAGTTTTTTTCAAGTTTTTTTAGAAAACCCCGAAAGGTGTTGCGATTGCACCTCTCGAGGCTTGATTTTTTTTTAAATATTTTATTTTTTTTTGCTGGTTTTCTTATTTCATACTGCACCTCGCTTCTAACTATGTATATATATTTGTAACTACTCACCTCCTTTCCTGACTACTGCCTGCATATACTCAATAGGCACCATGCCCGTCGTGGTCACGTACCCTCTGAGCTCATAGCCACTAGCCAACCATTCATTTACTGTAATATCTAAATTCTCTAGGGTCCTTTCTTTCAATATCTTATACTCTGGGTTTCCACACTCTACAACGCTCTTTGTCTCAACTGCTGGGTTCCAAGCACAAGATCCAAACACTAATGTGAAAAATAGGATTATACTTACGCACGATAAACTACCCCCTTTCCTTAGAATCTTTTTGGGTGTCTTTTGGAGAGTTTTCTTATTTCCCATAATAGTTTATATCACCTCCACTTCTAAAGGCTCTGAATTGCCCCTTATTTCTTTTATGAGGCCTTCTCTGATGTCCTGCTCTAAAAAACGATAAAGCTCTGGGATGTTTCCTTGATACGTTTCGCCTTTTTCTAGTCTGCATTCTCTCCATTTATATAAGATGCAAATAGCTGTATACTCTGAGATAGTGGAATCGATGTCTCCATATACCTCATTTTTAACTGTGAAAAGTCTTTCGCTAACTTCTCCCATTTGTAATGCTACCCATCTTTGTGTAATTTCTGAGTCTGAAAGGAAAAATGTACTTCCGGAACTTAGTATAGTAGTAAGACTATTTCTTCCCATTTGTAAGCCTCCTAAAGCTTTGGTGTTTTGGTTGGTTAAGGTTTCTAAACTTTCTAACATTTGCGGGCCTCCTGTTGTTTTGTTGATTAACTTATTATTATTATATACCTAAAAAAAGGGATTACAACCGTTTTTTTCTTTTTTTTTCAAGTTTTTTTAAAGAGTATCCCTATATGTAGGGTTGATGAGTAAATAAATTTTAATTTATTTTTTTTAGTTTAATTTGCTTTACTTTAGTTTACTTTAGTTTACTTTAGTTTAATTTGTGTACTAAAAACTGCATTAATGTCAATACGTCCATAATTTCTACAGTATTAACTACACCATCACTGTACTAAAAACAGTGTTAACCTTTTATCTCCAATAAAAAAAAACTCCGACTGCTTTTGCAACCGGAGGCACATTACTTCAGGAGATCATCGAAAAGAATTAATACTTATTATAACGACACAACTCAGCTTGTCAACCTCTCACCCAAAAACAAAACAGGGACGGGATAAACCGCCCCTGCGTCTAGAAGGTCAGAATGCGTATGCTATCTTAAAGGAAAGCACACCATATATTTTACATAATACTGTTACTTTTTCAATGGGTCCGGTTCACTGGAGAAAAACTTTTTCCACATTACTGCCCACGTATTTGTCGCCAATGTGAGGATCCCTAAAAATGCCAACGCAAAATTACCGTTCGACCAATTATCGAATCCTCCGTCTAACCCCATACTTACAACTGCACCACCTAAACAAAACGCAAAAACGATCACAATTTTCCATTGACCGTGCACCTTTTTTGCAAAAATCTCAATAAACAACGGAACAAATGTTCCCCAAATAGCCGACACTGTGTACCAATCCATAATTGCCTCCTTAGGCTTTCAAGTTACTCAAGTTATACAAAATTGCAGCCATCTCTTCACGAGTCAAAGAATCTTCCGGTCTAAATGTACCATCCTCATACCCGCGCATAAGCCCACAATTTTTCACATATTCGATCGCTATTTTACTCCATCGTTCGTTTTCAACATCCATGAATACACGCACAGTAGATTCCCCGCCCACCTCCAATGTACGTTTTACTTCACTCAGCAAGGTATCAAACGGAAACAAATTTCCAGGACACGCCGTCGGGTTAATATCTCTATGCGGTTTTATCGACTCAATGTGATACTCTCGCTGCATCCACGCCACTTCGTTCACTAGGTTTTTCCACTGTGCTCCAGTCATTTGATCTACATTCCCATTGTAGCTCACAGCTATACCTATTGCATTGTCATTATTTACGTAGTATTCACCCTTGTTAAAATCGATATGCGGGGCATACCTGCCCACTGGCACAAGCGTTTTAACTAACCCAGATGGCAACACTACCTTATGATACAAACCTCCAAAAGCAGATCCGTGCAACCGTGTATTCTGCCCTTGTAGTATATCAAGATGCTGCTTATCTGTATAACTTACTGGTATCACCGTATGATGCACTACGATGTATTTCGGCATGTCTAACATATATCTATCGTTCATAATGCGTACACTCCATATAAAACTACCAATCCAATCGAAATAACCAACCCAACCATTAACGCAATAATCTGTTTACTATTTCTAAGCTCCACATTAGCGATCGCTGATTTCATCCGTTTGCAATTTTCAGCTTCTCTTTCGTCAAGCTTTTTGTGATCCTTTCTCGCTTCAACCATGAGATCTTTCAATGATTCAATGGTCGAATCTAATCGCGACACGCAAGTGATCAACTGGATGATTAATTTCTCTTCGTCCACTAGTAACCTACTTTCTCATACGTTGGGATAGTGGGGCTGGGAGCCACAACTTTGACATCACAATCGACGATCGTACTAAACCCAGGCATGAAAGTTACTGGGACTATTTGCCCTACAGCTGGTAGTTCCGCATAGTCTAAAAATAGTTGTTTTCTCGCGCCACCATCGTAAACTTGGGTACTGGTTGCTATATAAGTGAACACAGGTACCCCAATTGTATCTGTAACTTGATTGTTTATGCCGACCACAGAACAGTTGTTGAAAGCCTGATGTGTTTGGTCTCTAACTTGTGTTGTTTGTGTCAGCATACCATCCGCTAAATCCTGCCCACGTTCAAAATTTCTATAGTTCGCCGTCGTATAAGTGTGCAATATTTTGTTTATACCTATTAATGTGTATTCTCCTGTTTGATCTCCTGCATTAGCGACAGATCCTTCTTTAATGTAAAATATTGTACCATATGTTTTACGTTTCAAAATCCCACGTACGAATGTACCATATTTCCCTAGCTTGTCTGTAGAATATGTGTCACCATTCGCCAATTTAACTAATTTGTAACCACAAATGACACCCCTTGTATACTGGTCAGATGTTTTATCATCCGCATGTATTGTTAACTGGATCCATTTATCGTATAACATTTTACCACAACCAAATCAAAGGGAGCCCCCGGAGCTCTCTCTCGCTATCCAGGTCAAAACTTAACATTTCTTCATTCTCTTGTCCTGCCACACATACGAAACTGTTACCCGTTACCTCAATCGAGCGTATCCTGCACTGCCTTCCGTTCCACACCCATAATTCGCCAATCTCGTTCACGATTTCAGGATATTCCGCTATCGGTAACGCCCCAGTCATCAAACATTTTGTTTGCCTTTCCTTCTTGAGGACACGCTCCCCGTATTTAATCATATTGTACCGGTCGGACACTACTGTCGTAGAAAGTGGGGTCATTTTATTTGCACCAACAATAAAATAGTCTTCCGTAAAAACCTCTATGGACTCGTTTTTTTCATTTGTAATTGTCACGTGATTGAAAAGTTCCTGATTCGCATATTTTTCATACACAGAACTGTTTAACGTCCGTATAGGGTGCGACGTCTTCGGCTTCACCATGTAAAGCCGATCGCTTTCATACCATTTAACATTGAACGAAAACTCTTCCGACAACGCCTGAATGATTTCCCATCTTGAACTTCCTGAATTTATTGTCATTTCTTTATCAATTTTCCCTACCATCGGGTACTCGAAAAACACAATATCACCAAAAACTTCTCTAATAACGGCTTGGTAATCACTTCCTGCTGAAAGTGTTTTCGTTTGCGAGAAACTCAAACTAATACCAGTATATTGCTCTAATGTGCACATACTGAACCCATTCCAGTCAACTATTTTCGTCACCAGCATTTCCAGTGGGACCGTTGCACCCAATGTTACTATGTCATTTCTTTGTATCTCGCTATCCGTCAACAACCCACCAGTAAAACGTGGGTATGCATCTAATCCCTTTATAGAAAGATCTAAAGAATGCAAGGGCGTATCATAATTCTTATATAGTATCATCCTCACCCTCACCACTCATTGTCACATTAACAAACACTATTTTCGTCCCGTCGTCAAACTGTTCCGAATATTGAGGACTCACGTTCGTCAGAATATACTCCTGGTTGCCGTCGTAATTTTTAAAAATATACGTACTATTTTGCCTTTGCTGCAAGGCTTTCAAATCATGCGTAGGAAACTTCACACTACATTCAACGGTCTTGTACGTCGGAACCTTTATCGGTCCGACGGACTCTGGGTTGTTTGACTGGCTTGGATTGTATCCTGCAGTATCACTCAAAAATAACTCTGCTACGGGCTTCCTAACCCCATCTGTTTTTTCAACTAATGCAAACTGCTGGTTCGTCAAAACAACACCCGTCCCGCTCAAAGCAGCCGAGCTGGCAACACTATTACACGCATAGATGTCGTACGTGTACAATGTATCTATCAAACAGTCAACGTCGTAAAAAATCCCAGCTCCGTCCAACGTCACATCTCCTATTATTTCACCATCTCTTACGATCAGGTAATCATCCACAAGAGCCGTTTTCGTAAACTCTATTTTGATATACCCTCCAGCATCAAGGACACTAAGAGCCGTCGGAGCAGCCGGAGATGCAAATGTCAATGTGAAAGGAGCAGAGTCTAACGAAGTAGCCGAAAACCCGTCTAAATTCGTCACTATAACATATACAGTGTAAGCGGTTGCAGTTAACAAACCATTATTTTTCGCAAGCCTAATACGATATTGTCCCTCTTGGACTCTAGCACTCGACCCTGTTTGTGTCTGTCGGAAAACCTCCGCACCTCCACTTAACTCAACAACCGTAGTTATTTCAATAATCGGAGATCGGTACTCGCTAATACTCAAATTTACGTACGGTCTTTGGGTATCATACGTATCCGTTATTGGCGTAGCAACATCCGGAGCATCCACACATTCTATCATCGCATTCAAATAAGAACCCGCACCACTCCATGCAGATACAGTTCCATCAGCCCCGACAACACGGCACCTCCAAGAATAATATGTTCCAGTACTCAATCCATCTTCCGATTCGACCCTGTAATACGTCTGCACGGGATTCACTCCATCACCCAATCTCTTACTCACGTACAATTTGTCAATATAACCACCACCAGCATACGCCCTAAAACCTGAACTGTCTAAAGCCACCTCAACGTCCACACCAAACACATCAACCGCTGTTATCGTCCCTTGAAAATCATTTAATTCGGTCATTGGCACAATCGCACCAGCATCCAAACAAAGTGCACCATCAATTGTTATCCTATCACCCACTGTAAATGGCGAGCTATCTACAACGTCAAATGTAGTTGTCACCCCTCCCACATCGTTCACAGTTAACACTTGTCTCGAAGCCACGGGGTCCAATATCTGGATGTCCCAATACACCGCCGAGAGGTTCCAGTTAAAATGCGACCACAGTATGAAATCGTAAGCACCCCATACTTTACCTTCTCTAAGCCCATTCGGGCACGGAGGTTCATCTAGTAGTTCCAAGTCCTGGTAATATAGATCATATGCCGTTGTCCCTGTATTATAAACGAGAAAGGCCGTTGGAGTGTACCCATCTTTATCGTACTGATTTGCAGTTGTAAGGTGAGAAGCATTGTCCTGGAACTTCTGCCCAGAAAATACGCCATTTTTATTCGTCACTAAATTTACGCTTTTTTGTCCTAACACGCCAAAAGCTTGGTATGTAAAGTACCCAAATACCCCATGCTGATATGCACTGCACCTGTGAGAAAGGGCAATCCGCATGGGATAACTCACTGCTGGCTGCTCGGACAACACGCACCAAATCCCTGTTCGTTGGTCTTGAAAGAGTATATAGTCTATAAAATCCATTGTGCTACCGCCATAATCCTCGACGGCAACACCCAACCACAGGTACGTTACACTGTTTTTGTTCATCACATGAAATCGGAAAATCTTTTTAAATTCCTTTTGAGCCGATGTGAGCTCCCCGTTGATTACAAATTTCTCCCACGACAGTTTTAGTTCTAAATTGGGATATAATCGTCCCACAAGCATATAATAGTTACCCATCTGGTAACCTGTTGCACCTGCAGTAAACGCATTCACCATGAAGTAAATTTTGTCATTGATACGCACTGGTGTCTGCCATGAGCTACCTTTATCTGTGTAATACGGTGTAGGAGTATCGGGCATATCAATATCAATTATTGCATTCAAATGGTAGTCATAAATCACAACCGCAGGGTCACTAATAAGAACCCCAGCTCCGTCATCAAAATACCGATACAAAATAAACCTACCATCCCCTATTGCCAGCGACGTAAAATATACCATACCCCATGCAGTACTCCATACATTCGGGCAAGGGGTTGGTGGTCCAGCACCTCCAGGACCTATCGATATACAAAATATTTGCACAAGCGTCTGGCTATAATACCATAAATACGCATCCTCATTGTAACTATCCACGTTCAAAATTTGTATCGGTAAAGCACCCGCTATCGCCGAATGTTCGATCAGGAAATCCTCCGTTTGCATCACGTATTTAATCTCGTACCCGGCACCACCTCCAAGATTCACACAATAAAAAATATATTCATCGTTGTTGGTTGCACAAATCATCCGGTACTCTAACGATGCATCTGGCAAGGTTATTGCTGGTTTAATCAGTTGCATAGCTACCCCTTATATCCTAATATCGCAAGATCCCCGTTCCTTATAAACGGGTCGTCCTGCGTCTTGTACGTATTATATTCATTCTGCACGTATTTCACACTCTTCACACCCACGTTACCTGAATCATATCGGGGATCACCAGGCGTTATCACAGGCAAAGTGTTTTTCGCCCACCCAGCATAGGTGTCTCCAGGCTGGAATCCGCGACCTAGTGATGTGAATTTGCTCATATCCGTGGAACCCCCACCGCCTCCGTTATCATCATCCTTAGAACCCCCACCACCACCGCCTGATGATACTGCTGCGAGTATTTGTAAAAGGATCCCAGTTTGTGTGTTCAGTTCTCCCTTAATCTCTAACAACATATAGTAAATTTTCTCAAGCCATTCGTTCATGTCCCTAAATATGTTCTTCATGCTCTGTACAAAATAATATAAAAATTCCTCTAATACATCCGCAAACGAATTCAAAAAGGTGAACAATAGTGCTTCCAAACTTGTAAGAAACGCACTTAATGTTTCCTCGAGTTTCTTTATCGTACTATTAAAAATATCTTCTATGTTCTCGACCAAATCTTCAAATTTCTTAGCGATCAATCCCATCTTTGACATCATGAGAGATACAAATGATTGTAATGATTTCGTCAATTTACTAAGTTCTCCTACGGCATCCTGTTGTGCTTCTGAGTAATCTTCTATGAAACCTGCATCTGAACGTTCTTTCTTCGTTATAAATCCATCCGTCGACGCCTCAATTTTCGATCCTATCTCATTGACTGCCTCTTTCATCTCGTCACCCAGTTTTATCTTGGAGAAAGTGTCACCCATAGAAGTCATCGCTTCTGTAAGGTTTTTAATCGTTTTCTCATTACTGATACCAGCATCTAGCGAGATTTTCCCTGCATATTCTGTACCGACATTTTTTATACCTTGCCCTATAGAAAAGTCAGTAATTGCTTTCGTTTTTTCTAGTTTTGCAACCGACCTATTGTACTCAGCCGGAGCTGCTCTAACTTCCTTAATCATTTTTCCAATTGCTACTGTCGAGGTTTTGAACTCCTCTGTAATTGTCCCTGTAATGTTCTTAACTGCTTTGATCGTTTCCTTGAAAGATTCAACCAAACCTAACGTACCACCCTTGCCTAACTGCATAAATATATCTCTCAACACAGACGACGGAGAGTGAATCCCAAAAATATCTTTGAATCCCTGGATGATATTCGTACCAATCATTTTCACTTTTTCCCATATACCTACGGCACCATCAACTAGCCCTTTTATTAAACCCGCCAATAAATCTTTACCTATTTGTATAAAATCGCCTATTTTCTCAATAATTTTCGTTTTAATATCCGTTATTACCTTCAGTACAGCCGTTTTAACGTCATCAAATTTCTCCTGGATCGCTTTTACCATATTCGTGAAAATAGTTTTTACTTTTTCTACTAGATCCCAGAATAAAGTATTCAATTTGTCTATTAATTCCGTTACAAACGTTATCACATTAGTAATCGCAGCACTAACGGACGTTTTTATGCTTTCCCATATCTCTAACACTTTCGTTTTTATCGTACTAAATATATTCGTAGCAGTTTCTACTATACTTGCCCAAAGCTCTGCAATATACTCTTTCACACTTTCCCATACCGCAATCGTTTTTTCCTTGATCTCATCCCAGTTTTTTGCTACGAATATCCCAACCTCTGACATACCGAATGTAATCACTGCCAAAATGCCACGTAGTGCCACAGCGAATGATTCTTTCAACGTTTCCCAAAACGTCGCAAACCACACTTTCAGAGAATCCCATATCTCTGTAGCCTTGTCTTTTATCGCTGTCCACATAGTTGCAAACCATTCTTTTACAGACGTCCATACCGCAATCGTTTTTTCCTTGATCTCATCCCAGTTTTTGTATATGAAAAGTGCTATTTCCGATAACCCACCTGTGAAAACTGCCAACAGGAGACGAAACATGGTTTTCATAACATCCAGGAAAGTATCCCACCAAGCCTTAGCAAACGCCTTAATTTTATCCCATATTTCAATCCATTTTAGTTTCAGGTTTTCCAGGAAAAGCCAGATCTTAAACTTTATATCGTCCACTTTCACCATGATATTGTTCCAGACTTCTCTGAATTTATCTTTCACAGCATCCCAATTTTTGATCAAAAGAACGATCCCTACAATTAACAAAGCGACGGCAGCAACAATCAATATAATTGGGTTCGCAGCTAACACAACGTTGACCATGATCATCACTGTTTTAAACACCTGAAATACTTTGACCGCTGTTTGGATCATTGCAATCATTTTACCACCGATCACTAACAATGGTCCTATAACAGCTATGAATCCCAACACCTTTACAATCATGTTTTTCGTTTCTGGTGACAAATTCCCAAACCACGTTACGACCACTTTTAATTGGTCTATAAACCCCTGCAATGCTGGAGCAATTTGCTCATAGAAAGATATCGCTACGCCTTCAAGTGCTGATTTCAACTCAATCATTGAACCTTGCACATTATCCATGTTTGTGTCTGCCATTTTCTTAGCAGCACCCGCATAGTTCGTCGTAGCATTCGTTAGCTTGGCTAAATCTTTCTCTGAGGTATTCATAATAGCCAACATACCTGCCATGCTCTGTTTCCCGAATAATGTCGTTGCAGCCTGAGCCTGTTGCTCTTCATTCAATGAACTAAATGATCCTCTCAAATCTCCCATTAGCTCATCCATTGATTTCATTGTTCCGTCACTATTCGCGACTGATACACCAAGCCGTTCCATTAACATAGCTGCTTCGTCTGTTGGTTTCGCCAAATTTGTTAATGCAGTCCTCATGGTTGTACCTGCTTGCGACGCCTTAATCCCGTTGTTTGCCATCACTGCCAGGTATTTCGTAACTTCTTCCACATTGTACCCCATCGCTCCAGCAAGGGGCGCAACGTACTTGAAACTCTCTCCTAACATACCGACGTTAGTATTCGCATTGGAACTTGCAGACGCTAATAAATCTGCGAATTTCCCAGCTTGATCGGACTCTAATTTAAACGCAGTCATCGAATCTGTTACAATATCGGCAACCGTACCAAGGTTTTCACCTGAAGCTGCTGCCAGGTCCATTACACCACCGATAGCTGCCACACTTTGGCTGGCATCCCATCCTGCCATACCCATGTACTTAAAAGCCTCAGCAGACTGAGCTGCACTAAATTGTGTCGTTGCCCCCATCTCTTTAGCTTTATCTTTGAGTATTACCATCTCTTCGCCAGTCGCACCGACAATACCCTGAACCTTGCTCATTTCAGCCTCAAAGCCTGATCCTACAGCAACCACAGCAGCCCCTAATGCAACAATAGGCAAGGTCACTGATTTACTCATTGACTTGCCTGTTTTTACCATACCGTCGCTAACTTGCGACCACTTTTTCCCAACCTTGTCGAACTCTTGGGTCATTTTCTGGGTCGCTGCGACAAACTCTGTTGTATTTGCCTTAATCTTTACAATCAGCTCGGCTAGATTGCTGCTCATATCAACCTTTCATTTTGGCTTCTTCTTTGTCTCTAAGTCGTTTCCGCAAACGGTTCACACCTTGGGCTACTAGCTCTGGATCTACGTCACCCGCTGTTGTCACACTTAACACGTGCATTGTCTCAAAGTACTCTTCCCACGACCATTCTCTAATGTTTTGACTAAATGGAAATAACCCAAAATGGCTATATCTTTCCCTTAATAGCTTTTTTAGGTTTCCTGTTAACTTTGTTTTGTACGCGAAAAAGATCACCCATTTTGGCAATCACTCCATAGTAGGTCTCAAAGTCTAAGTCGGACCATTTCAACTGTATCCCATCCTCATCCTTTGGGAACTGTCCCTCCATATGATCCAAGACTGCCCTGATCAAACGGTTGCCATACTCTTGGGAGTCGTCACTTTTACTGTCTGAAAGGTTTTTTTCGTCCAAGCCATAACGTGCTCTGACTAAAAACGGCTGCATTTCATACGGTGACGGCACTACTAATTTAATATGCATGGGTTCTTCATCATCAATGGGTATATCAAACTCTAAACATTCTTGATTCTTTGCTCGTATCTTGCTAATTTTACCCGTAAATTTGCTCATAACATATACCTCCATAGTATTTGTATCAAGTTACTAATTTAAATCGCCGCTTGCCGTAATACTTCTTCCATAAACGTATTATCGGTTGCGTTTGTCCATGCAACACATTGCGCCGTACAGCTCGCAAACTCATTTTGTGTAATCACTGTAGGATTTTCAATAATATGCACATTATAGAATTTCACTTCATACTGTGCTGGGACATTTCCTATACCTATTCCTGTTATGGACCCTACACAAGTGGACCGTAAAACTAAACTAAACGGATCTAAGCATTCACCCGCATAGCGTTTCAACGTCAACACCTCATTAGGAGCAGCCCCAGTAACAACAGGCGGGTGTCCTCCTATCGCTCCCCAGAACTCAAAATCAAAGAGAAAGTGCGGGATCTCAAACGTCACCTTTCCCGTGTACTTGTTCAACACGTCGATGATCTTTGCTTGGTTACCTGCAAGATCAGCCGTAATATGCTCTGGATTGAAGTTTACGTCTCCAATCGCTTGTTGGTAATAAACCGTTGAATTCACTGTCGATATACAATCGGTTATTCCACTTAGTTTAAACGTTGCATTGATCGCCATTATTTCACCTCATTCGTAAACCCGTGAATCTCGACGTCGAAAAACTCTTTCACAACAGCCAAGCTGAGATACAATTTTTCAGCGTCTCGTACGAACCCGGGCAAGTTTTTATAATACGCACCATTACCAATTGTGTGACTCGTCGCTACTATTTCTTTAGCCATTAGCTCGACCTTGTCACTGCAAAAATTTCCACATCAGCCGAATCCGAGAATGTCAGTGTCAATTCTCTATCATCCGTAAATAACGAATAAAGTCGACTACCGCCAATCATTTTTTCGGCAGCAGCATCCACCGCCATAACTTCGTCATGAACCGTTACTGCATCGCCATACACATCCACATGGACTGCTTTTACAGTCACGTCAATCGATACAATCGACCCGTTTCTTATACCGATGTACGTGTCGGGTGACATGTTTAAAACCTTCTGCGTTGCTGCAGGTTCAAAAAGTGCAAGCTCTGGGCTTGCTACACCATGATCAATAATTTGTGGGACTATATCTGCCATGATTTACCAACCTTTCTTTGTCACAAGGTATACACCTTCTGACGTTTTTTTAATCTCTAATTTACTTTCTACCATTTCGACTGGGATAAAAATATCTCTGTTACCTTGGAAGGGGGCACGATTCGCTCTCTTTTTATCTCCATCAATCTGATACTCATAACTTCCAAGTGTTACTTGCAATTTTAAACGTTTTTCATCGTCTTTTTGTTTCACTACCTTTTTAACTCTGCCCACCGCTGGTTTCTCTATTTTGTCTACGACGGGCTTCGTCACTGGTATCTGTCGGTCCTTATAAAATTCGTCTTCTTGCTCACTATAGGACGAGCTTGTTACTACTTTATTTGTTGGACCTTTCGTGTGCTTCTCATTATCTAACATAATTCACCTCATACACAAAAGCTAATTGTTACAACAAACTGTATATAGTCTACAGTGTCAATTCCTGTCTTTACTGTAAGAGTTTTGGGCTTTGGTAAACTACCATCCACATCGAGGTTCATAAGTGTTTCACATAGACTATCAACGAGGTCGTAGATCTCACCGTCTTTAAAAGCAACGATTCCGATCTCTACGATCGGTTTATAACCATCCCCGAATCCTGCTCTGTTTGGTATCGCCGAGGGGCAGTCTTGCAATCGCATCGTAAGAAAGGGATATTGTGGGGTTGACGGAGTCGTCCCATCATATACAACCCATTTCAAGCGACTGTCTTCTAACACTGCTCTAAGCTTTCTCATCACATCCATAGGTTTCGTAAATATGCTAATCACTTTTACGCTCCATACTTGAATTTCCACAAACTAAATGCCTCTTCACAACCCGGCATCATGTACGGTTGAGCCTGTGTACCCCATTTACCTATGTAATTTGCTATCGATTTTGCCGTACGTTCTGCATCATCCATATCTTTGTTACCGTCGATCTTTATACGGACCCACGGGATCAAATCTTCCGGATCAACACTGTGCGGTTTTGTTCCCTCTTCCACACCCTGAGCATAGTCTTTAGGAGCTGAAACCCATACTTCTGCACCAACACGTTTGGCATATATACTACCCATGAGCCCACCTCCTGATCCTACACCCTTCGGGGTCTTTGGCTTCACTGCAGTCACACACATTTGTCCTAAATCATCCATCATTAATAAGGTCTCGCTTTTTGTACCAGCAATAAAGTTTTGAATGATTTCTTTGAATTTGTTTACGTCATATGATACCTGCACCATTCTATAACGACCTATAACGTGGTAAATGCTCAAAGATGATAGCTTGTATATCGAAACTCTCAGCATCCCTACCACCCGGCATTGTCATGTTTCTCTGTATTGAAGCCTGAGCAAGGTTCTTGATTGCATTCATTACATGAATCAAATATCGGTACCCTACAGTTGTAGTATCTACAACACCCGTTATCGGGTCTGCCTCCAAGTCATCACGTGTAACCCCCCCAGCATAAGTGATAGTTATGCTTTGAGGGTCACACTCGTCATATACTATGGAGGGTATATGCACATTTAATTCGTACGCATACCAGTCAGTCGAGTCTAATTCGGCACCAGCTAATTTCACTGTTGTTACTTCTCGCAGAGGTAAAATGTTTGGAAACACAACAATTCTTGGATCGTGTATTTCATCCTCTATCTCTGCATATTCAGCAAACTTTGTGTAGGATTTCACCATTTGTTCTGCCCATACCAATGCAGCAGTCCATCTCTCTATATCCTCTGGTCTATCACCTCGTGCATAAATGAAGTTTTTAAACTCGTCTACAGTTACTAACAATTTTTACTCTATTTCTCGACTAATACGCCGTTATCGTCATATACTATTTTCTCTAACGTAGCCACGTAAGGGACCAGACGTGCGTATTCGGTTGCCCCAATTACGCCAACCCAGCCTGGTCTTCTCACCTTGAATCTGTCAGATCCATATGATTTTACACCTATACTCTGTAACACATGAACCTTGTAAAGAACTTTGCCTTTGAGAGCCGGATTACCCTTTTGGTCTTTTGCACTTGGATTTATATCCTTTCTGTGCATAGGCTCTTCTTTTACTGCCTGTTTTTCTTCTACAAAGTCTTTTTCGTTATTGTTTTTACTCATTAGTAAACTCTCACTACTGTCGCATGCCCATAGTTAGGATTCGACTGGTTTTCTTGGTATAACATTACGCTTAATAAGATTGTTCCTACTGTCGTAGCCTTTGCAGCCAAATAAATATCGTCGTCATCTACCATATTCAATGAGTCACAAGCGACTGTAATAATCGTTGTCGCAAACAATGTACCTTGTACTAATTTTGTTGCTTCTAACGTTCCTGTTTCGGTCAAAGTTCCACCCTTGCGAGGGTCGAGCAGATACACAGAAACGGTCGTACCTGCAGCAACTGCTATTAGGGTATCACCTTGCAATGTGTTAATACAAGTTACCAAATGGGCAGCCGTTACAAACTCACCATCGGCTGCACTAAGCGCACCAGCCATGGTATAGGTCACACCGTTAATAATAACTGTTTTGCCTACCGTTGGGAGTAATGCAGCAGTACCTACGAAGATGGTCAATGCACCCGCAGCTAAACGTCCCGTAATCGTTTTTGTGGACTGAACGGTCCCTAAACCCGTAATCAAACCTGCTCCAGTACCAGCTGTATCACTAGCACCCAGTACATCCAATTTCGCAGTCTCTGAATCTGCTATTGCAGCCGTCTCCATCACAAACGTATTGTGCTTTGCAGCTTTCACATAGCGTGACGTCACGTTCGTAGACGCAATGGACTGCGAAGGCAACATTACAATCGTTCTCATTTTATCAGGGAGAAAGTCTAACATCTCTTACCTCCTTAGTTTAACCCAATAAATGGGGACACATACATGCCATTTTGTTGTTTAATTGGTTTCAGAAGCAAAGGAGCCCCATCTAACGAATAGTCAGCCATGATCAAAGTTTTTAACTTTGTAATCGCGTACTCTTTTGATACTGTCATTCTTAACTGTTGGGAGTAGTAGAGCCCATAGTACTTCAAATTTACTAACATTAAGTCGGAAGCGGTACCCAATGCACTCGCATGTTCAGACCAAATCAAAGGGAGCCCTGCAAGCTTCCGTGTGTCCTGGTTTAACATTGGAGGCCCACTTGCAGAATATACAAGGGACTCTAATATGCCCATCGTCCACTGGCTCGCAATCCATACATATTGGTCTTCTCGTTCGGTGATCATGTGAGATCTCATTGAGTAAATGTCAGTGTTTGCAATCGTTCCTGCACCAGCACGAGCAACCGCATAGAACACGTCTTCATCTTGGAAACCCAATGGTCTACCAACACCGTTACCACTTATAATATTCTTGTTTTCGTACCGCCATGAAGCTTCCCGAAGTCGTTCTTGCATCCAAATTGACAATGCCTTTTTGTTTCTAAGCATTTTGTTCGTCAATAAAACGTAGGCACCCGCTTCTTTCGTCTCGAGCGTTTTGCTATTGATTCCTAAACCGCTTTGTTCTACATCATGCCCTTCACCAACAGGGGCAAACTCAATGTCATCCAGCATCCCGTCATCTGTTTGTCCTATAATAGGCAAATCAAATTTCTCGTCTGGGTATTGTGAATCCGTCGGTAACTCTATACAATACTGCCTCAGAGAGTGGGGTCGGATACTCTTAAAAAACTCATCAGAGTCTGAACGGGACAAAAAGTATGCACCCGTAATCCCTGTACCACTTATAATGTCGGCTTTTTGAGAGGGCGCGCCTGCCTTGGCCTGTTGCATTTCATAGATTTTACCTGCGTATTCATCCCATGAAGCACCGAGCTCTTCACCTTGAGCAACTGATTTTGCATTCGCTTCTGCCTCTACCCGATTAGCGTACTGTTTTTTTAACAACTCATTGTCGTCTAACAACCCCTGATTTGCTTTCTCGATCGTTTCCAAACGTACGTTTAATTTGTCGATCAGGGGGTTCACTTCTTCAATCGTTTTCGTTTTCGCAGCCTCCTGGATCTGGTCGATCAGATTCTGAGACTCTTTTGTTAAGTTTTCAAATGGCATTATATACCACCTTTCAATAAATTCTGGAACGGATCACTCGTTCCGCTCTCTTTCATCGTAAACATCTGTTTTATAACGTCGTCAATGCCTAACACCTTATCATTAACGTTTGGAGCCAGTACGTTATTGTCAGGGTTTTCCCGCATTTTCCGTACAATTTCGTCTGCCAAACATTTCACACGTTTTTCGGTATCTGTTAAAACTGCGGTTGGATCTATCATATCCTGCATCATTTGCACTGCATCTGGATATGCTGGCAATCCAACCGCAGAGAGCTCTAGGAACTCTAATTTCGTCGTAAGAAAGTCTGGTGTCGGACTCCCTTGATGTCGAACCATATAGTCCCTAAATACGTCTGTATTTTGGTCCCATTCTGTTTCTTTTCTGTAGTAACTGATCGACACTGCTAACAATCCATGTTCTACCAACACACCAACCCAGTCTGCTAACCAGTTGCCCTCATTTGTTAGGACCTTAATATCAAAATATTTCTGAAAGTTTTCCGTGTTGCCCCAGCCTGTTACTTTCCCAATCACGTTTGATACGTTATTCTCATGATTAGCCAGGAACACTGGGTGTTTTTCAAAATTCCTGAAGTCATACGCCCCTAATAAGATGGCTTCTCCATCTCTATCAACTCGCTCACCACTTCCTACAATCCTCACCTCGTTCAACGGTTTTGTCGCTTTTCTCTCTATAACCGTAACGTCTATCTCTTTCGTAATTTTATCGTTTGGATCGATGTCTTTCTTACTAATTTTCATTGTTTTCTCCTATCGTACGTCTCTACCGAATATCAGTGAACATCCACAATTTACAACCTGCTCTGCTGGTCCATCTCCTGGCCCATACATGGGTGTACCACCTATCTCAAAATCAGCATCAATGGGTATCCAATCACCCTCTGCTGCAACGTGCTCCTCTCTAGGATTTGTCATATTCCCTGAATGGAGCCAGCTCTTCATATCCATACTCGCTTGTTTCGCTCCCTCCGTTGCTGCATGTGTATATGCCGTTGTGGACTCTGTTCTTGCTATTGCCTGGACCCTGTGGTGTAACCAACTATCGTATTTGTGAGACACTGCATTGTGCACTCGTTTTGCCGTTTCATTGATCCCTAAGCCTTCTTCGTATATCTCTGCAAGAACTTTTTTGATTTCATTGTGTATCATTGTCACGTCCGTACCATAAATATTGATAGAAAGCTTGTTGGCTTGGTCTTCGATCGCCCTGAGTACGTTTGGATTGTTTAACTCAAAACCTGGCGTCGCATACTCTGGCATAATACTCTCGTCATGTAATAATTCTTCCATAAGGCGGTCTAGTTCATCCGGGCTTAGCTTATTACGTTTCTCGTCTAGATCTCCGTAGGCACTCTTATATAAAATGAAGGTCCCCTGCCCTATGTCATAATAAATGTGAGGTAACATACTTTTCCCAATGCTTATTATATATTTCCCAAACTTTTTATCGACACTTACGTTTTCAAGATCTCTAGTCGTTTCCGCATTTTCTATTTTCGCTAGCACATCTTTTTTTTGCGCCTTGTAATATTTCTCCATCTGCCTTGCTATAATTTTTTCCGAATTCGATCGTCTTTTTTCTGCGTCATCGAGTGCCATCGCAACATCCACAGGATACCCTTTTGTATTCTTGACTTGTACAACTTGTAGTTTGGGTAACCCGAACACTTGTTTTTCTCCGGTTTCTTCTTTTACTGGCTGCATATTCATCGGTTTATCACCCCAAGGCACGTGGGGCATAAATAACTGGTCCCTTACGTCATTTACTGTATATACACCATATTTAACGTACTCTAACAATGCCTTATTCGTTTCTCGATTTATCTTTGAGAAAGTAAGGTCCTTATGGTACTCATACTCGTATCTTCCTGCTATACCAAGCAGGGGTAATAATCGTAAATTGATCTCGTCTGCTATCGATTCGCAATACACACGTATGGTTCCTGTAAAATACGATGTTATTACGTCTTCTTCTTTACCCCAGCCCGCATCTCTTATACCAAGTAACGGAGGTGGTACACCAGTCATCATGCAAGCCTTTTTAATTGCTATCGTATCTCCTGAACCTTCATTCTTCTTGAAGTCACTAGGGTTCATTGTGATCGTTTTCAACTCTAAGTCTTTTGGAAATATAGGTATGGATCCTGCATTTTTGGATCCACTATACTCGTGAGCCAGCTGCGCCTTTATATTGTCTTTTTCTTGGTCATTCAGTATCCCTTCTGATATTAAATATGCTCCTGAAAAGAGCCCTCGTCTAAAAAACTTTAGTTCCATAACTGCCTGTTGGTAATCGATATTTAATTGGTTGTAATACCCTTCCGTCAAAAGAGATGCCCCCGTAGCGGTCAAAGTAGGAGCCATATTTCGTATGATTACACAATCTGTATAGTGCACATGCTGTGTTGTTTGCAACGTCCTGTTTCTCCAATCAAAGAAACCTTTTTCACCTCTTGTAATGTCACTCGGATCAACAAGCCACAATATTTTTTCTGATCGTTCATACCAAAATATGCCGTAGCCATGTAGCTCCATAAGGTGGTATAAACTATATATTGTTTTCTTCCATGTATAATGGTAGTTAAACTTTTCTAAAGTTTGCTGCATAGCTACTGGGACTCCCGATATGTACGTTGCGTTCTTCTTCAAGCAAGCCTGTAAATACATAGAATTCGCATATGCGGTTTTCGGGTCTGTGATATTGTCCACTGTATAGGTTTTTAGGAGATCGTAGGGATTCCCTACACCCAACATTTTACGTACACTTCCAACAATTTTCTTTTGAATCGTTTGCAGTGTTGTCATACTTGTGTTATAACCTTACTTTTTTTAATGTCAAGTTTATACCTATAAAATAAATCACAAGGATCACCTCTTTAGTTTAATTTACTTTAGTTTAATTTACTTTACTTTACTTTAATTTGTGTACTAAAAACAGTGTTTATATCAGTGCGACTGTAATTACTACGGTATAACCATCAATGTCACTCTAGTTAATACCGTAATAACTCTAGTTAATACCGTAATAACTACACGAATTGGATGATAGGAGACGTCTTATTGTATTCGCTATAAACCCCATATCGTATGGCATCCATTGCGTGGTCATTTAGTTTTAACGGTTCATCTAACGTGATATTGTTCACTTCTTTCCAACGATACCCAGATATTTCTTTCACCACGTTTTCGGCTTCCGGCTCAATCATTATTTTGTATGTCTGTACTGCCATAATCCCATCGGTTACTCGTTTTTTTGCTACACGAATATTAAAACCGGCTCTCCGTATTTCTTTTATCCTGTCGGGTTCAGCTGGATCAGCCCATATTGTGAGATGTCGTGGTACGTTCGCTTCTTTCAATCTCCTTATTATATCTTGGTTCGACATGTTTGTTTCGTAGCAAATTTCTTTTACGTAAAGATGTTCATTTTTTTCCGCCATCATAATGATCGCTGTCGGGTTTGTGGCTCCAAAGTCTAGCCCTATGTAAACTTTATAACCTTCCGTATCTTCGGGGTATTGACCGACCTTCCAGCGTTTGTAAATAACACCTTCTGTTGCTCCCCATTTCCCTTCTGAATATACTTCCCATAAATGTGGTGCATACTCTTTCAGCTCCGATATGGATCGTAGGTATTCTTTGGATAAATAAGGATTGTTCCTCCACGTGGAATGTAGTAAAACATATGGTACATTTGTGTCGATAAGATTTACTTTGACCCAGTTATACTTATTAACAGGGTTAAAGCTTACTATGATTTGGTTTTTATCATCCTCGTTTGGTTTTCTGTTTCTCAACTTAACTTGGGTAAAGGTGTTGATGTTAAGCTCGGTTCCCTCTTCTAACCACCAATAGTTTGCGTTTATAGATTTTAGTTTTGCTGGATCATCAAGTTGCATGAAGATAATTTTGTTCCCGTGATAAGTTAGATAGTTTTCACTTTTTTGTGGTTTATACGGGAGGTTCGCCTCTTCTAGTCTAGATAAAATTTCTAGCTTGGCAGACAACTTAAGAGAGGGCATTGTTCTACGTGATACAACTAGAGTTTTACCTGTCTCATGTAGAAGTTTGTGATACACCCAGTATTGAGAGATCGGATAACTTTTACCAGAACCAGCACCACCAAGCAAGAGAAGCAGTTCGCTGTGTTTGTATTTAATGATTTTGTCATAGACTGGTGTTACTGTATATTTCATCTCCATTTGATGTTTTTCAACAGTTTTCTTCTATTTGCTCAGATCGTTCTGGTTGTTTTATTGTTTCGTCTTCTATATCTTCGTTGGCGTTGCAAGCATCAGAACCGGTGTGAATGATTTTTATGGTGTCTGGAAATCCCACGATTTCATCATATCTACTGTTGTCGTTTTGCCCAAGTTCTACTTTCCCCAGGAAGATCAACATTGTTGAGTTGGGCTTTATTTTCCCCTCCCCCATGGCAACTTCCCATTGTTTTTGTCGTAGTTGTATTTTTCTTTTTGATGTTTTCTGTGCTTTTAATTGTGTAAATGTTTTGTCATAGCTTTTCCTTATTACATTCTCTAAATGGGTTACTGAAACTTCAAAATGTTCGCAAATCTCTTCTTTTGTCGCACCTAAATAGACAAACGTTTCCATTATATTGAGGTCTAATTGTTTCTCTGGACGTCCTAATTTCTTTGGAGGTTTTTTTGTTTTGTTTTTGTTCTCTTTCAACCCAGCTTTAACTGCTTTTTGCATAGATTTTTGTACTTCTTTTTTAAATTTTGATGCATAGTACTGCACGTGCCCTTTTGACGTTCCTATTTCATCCGCTATTTTTTGTATAGTCCATCCATCCAATATGGATTCTCTTATTCTTTTTATTTCGTTTGATGTTAGTTTTTTGTACTCTTTCTTTACTTTTATTTCATACAGACAGCATTTCATAGTCCCACGCTGCAAATTCATGTGTTTTGTTATCTATAATTCTATACCCTTTTTTCTTCGCCTCACTTAACCAATTTACTACACCGACCGGCACCATTTGTAGCCCCAACTTTTTCGCAGCTTCATATCTGGTGTGCCCTACAATGATTACACCCTTCTCGTCTACGATGATTGGTTGGTTAAACCCGTACAATTCTATTGATCTCATTACAGGTGCAATTGCACCGTCGTTCTTTCGGGGGTTTTGATGATATGGTTTAATGCTGAGAATGTCTCTCAATTCACTTTTCACATATTTCATTGTGTTTTTGTCATTTTGTGCCATGTTTGCCTCTTTCTTTTTTTACGTTCAAATTTAGTGTATTTGTATCGTTCAAATTGTCAAATGTTTCAATTCGTTACACTAAACACACATATGTCTTTCATAATATAGCATTAATGCTGCCACATCGAATCTCGCATCGTGATATTGTGTGCTGTTGGGGTCTGTATTAAAAGCTGTAATAGCCTTCTTCTCAATTTGTTTTGTCGTTATTTTAAAATGTTCCATTAATTCGCAAAGTTTTGGCGGTTTATTGTGCCCTCTTTTGTCTTTGCACCATCCAGTTTTTGTGTTGCGGTTCATCGTACAGTGTCTAAATGCGTTGTTTAATGGTCCAATGTGGTACTTATAGAAACTTTCGTCAAACTTGATGTTATGAGCCATAAGAACCCCAGCCGTATTGAAGTCTGCCATGATTTCCTGTCGCACCTCTTCAATTTCATATCGTTTACTGGTCAACCAGGCTTCCAATAATTTCATGCCTCTTGGGTGTCGCAGATCATACAACACTTTGTCGGATACCTCGAAAAAAAAGTTCTTTGCAACGGGGTTATAATACCCTCCTCCTCCATACACGGCATACGCTAGTTGGACGGGCACGTCCTTCGATGCACTGAATCCATTTGTCTCAAAGTCAAACATCACAACCGACGGCGTTACCTCCCTCATAATATGCTCAAAATTATCGCTGCAAGGATGATCGGAATTGTTAAACACCAGAAAATCATCCAACCCACTTCCGACACTTTCTTACCTATTTTCTTAAATTTCTCATCGCTAACCACGTTTTTGTCGGCTGCCTCTTTGTACGCATCCCTGAACTGTTGTGCCAAACTCGGTCTTTCTACTTTACTTTTTTTGTCTTGCATTTTCTTACTCGCCTTTCTTGTTTTTGGTTTTCTAACATCCATGTAATTACCAACCCCAATTTCTCTGGGGTCATACTTACCGCAAATCGTTCTGGGCCCTTTTCAGTCGCCTGCCCTCTATAAACTAAAGCAAATTCATTTCTTTCTTGATCATATCCAAGAAAGATTTTCTCCCGCTCTAGCAATCTCTTCAATTTTTTAATCGTCTTAATTCGGTCTCGGTAAAGAATATCCCGCTGCAATGTTCCTAGCCATTTTGCCATCCATTTTCTACTCATTTTTTTGGTACTCGGGTGTAAGGGTCAATGCCCACTGCTTTTGCTAGGTCGTATATCATTTAGTCCTCCTCGTTTGTAACTATGGTGTAGGTTTTTGACTTGCCATATGTGGATAATCCGATAACTTTAAAGTCGTTGCTTTGGACTATCTCTCGTACCTCTTGCTTCATTTCAAGTTGTGCTTTTTCAGTTTCGTTCATGTTTACTTCTTTGCGATTTGCTCGGTATTCTCGCATCCATTCTGGTTCCAGCTTTTTGATAGCTCTGTCCAATTCTTTTATGTCTATTGAACTGTTGTAAAACACATTGTTAATGTCATCAGCATCACAAATAGCCAATGGTTCATATCTATCACTGACGTCATATTCATCTGGTTTTATCACT